TGGTAATAGTCACAAGAAGCAGTCCAATGTGGAGCGCCCTGGACGTTGCAATTCCACCAGGTTGCCTAGTGATATAATCACTGGAAGAAGCGAATATAATGATCATAGTAATAATAATAATAATGATAAGTCGCCAGTTGGAACAGATAATTCCTGTTCGCTTGCGCAAGAAAAATGCGTTGCCGAGGCACGCAAGTGCTATCAAGGTATGGACCTTGACAAATCAGAACCTGCACCGGTTCTTTTTGGTAGTGGTGACTCCACCGCTACTTCCAACCAGGACAAGATTAAGGAAATCGCCTGCGTCCCCGTTCTTACACACCATTTTGTAGAGCGAACATGGATGTCATACATCTGGGAATTGTTGCAGATTTGTATAAAGGCAACTCTCAGGTGGTTGTTAATCAATTTTTGGGACGCTAACCCTGATTCCATTTTTATGAAAGACATTTTCGAGTGGTTCTTTCCGAGGATGTTGTCTGATGACAACGACCTATATATGGGGATTAGGAGAACCTTATCCTGGCAAGCTTTACACCCCATTCGAGATGAAGTCGCATGGCAATGTGGTTTTAGAGGTGTTGTGCCGCTGCAAGTGTACATTACAATTTATCACGAACACATCCGGATATGTGCCGGACGCAGCATGGATAGTAGTGCCAATCAGACCCTCTTGTTACGTAAGTGGAGTGAACGCTACGCGTGTGTTTACAATGAGTTGGACTCAGTTATTTTAAGTAACACTATGATAGCTGTTGTCAACCACACCACTGTTTGGAATGCACGGACACGGTCCGCAACACGGGCTGTTGCGCCAGTGTATTCCACGTTTCAAGGGGCGTGATACCAAGAGTTCAACGCCTTAGGGATCGGTTTACACCATTTTGGTGTTTTTAGGCTTGAACCATTTTTCACATTTAAACCTTTCTCGGCTGATTTAGCGCGGTGTACAGTTGTTAAAAACACCGTGCCTGTCCATTCAGATTTGACGCCTCACTTCACCATTGAGGATGGACAGTATTTTACTATCTATGGACCCCTATTCTACAACCATGCGTTGAACTTCCCTGGCGCCGGTGCTTTAGAGTGCCGGGGGAGTTTGACCTCATTGTTGCAGGTTAGGAAACCAGAGATCATGGGGTATCATGACAAATTATTTACCAGTCAAGGAGGAGCGATTAGAAATTTAAGAGTTCCATTACATAAGTTGAGGCTACATTTAGTGTCACACTTCGATTGTGATGATGTGGACACAGCGCATATGCGCTGGTTGTTGACCCCGCATATTAAGCGTAGATTGAGATTGACTACGCACGCGGATTATGTTGACAAGGGTTTGGAGCCGGATGAAAAGGGCTACGTCACATTTAAGATGAAGAATGGGGAACATCTACCCGCTGGTAAGAAGCGCGGTATATGTGATGTAGGAACCTTGCGCACCAACTTGACTGGTTTTGTCATTGATAATCTTAAGGACGCGCTCGCTGTACCATTCGAGTACAATGGGTGCGTATACCGTTTCATCAAGACCGCAGATCGGGATGGTATCTCTGGGTTATTCAATGAGGTCATTCATGGTGGACGAGATATTTATGCCGTTCATGGCGATGATAGCATCGGTTCATTTGAATGTTTGGATGGTCGTATCAACTTCAACGCAGATATTAGCAAATGTGATGGGTCACATGGGCGAAGTGTTGTGTATAAATTACGCAGTATGCTGTCCAAAATTTTAGCTGGTACAGGGCATTTAGAGTACGTGAATTACGCTTTTGACATATTATCGAAGGATTTACATTTTGCGAATCCGAAGAATCGCAAACAGTATGTTAAGTACCGTTTTACACAACCGCGTTTGTACTCTGGTTCTG